TGATCGCATTTAATTAAATTCTGAGCAAAAATCAGCGGTGCAGTACCTAATTTTAAACCATTTAACAGACAAACATGATGAGCAAAACTAAAATAGAATATCAAATTTGGAGTGAGTACGCTGGTATGAAAGAAGAAGTTGACAGCGCAGATAACCTCAAAGATGCACAGACATTATTGACTAACTATAAAATAGCGTTTCATTACGCTATTAAAGTATGGATCAAGAAAGTAAGAATCAAAGAAACCGTTTCTGTAAATATCACCTATGAGGGTAATGATATAATTAAACATAATCTATACGACAAATGATATATTATGGAGCTTTGCTATGCTTTATAGCGATATTATTACGGATCTATTTTGCTGAGTAATGAATAAAGAATACTGATTTGTTTAAGTTAGTATTTTTTTTTCTACCTTTGAAATCAACAAGAGAAGAACAAACAAGAATTTCCCCCCTTGATCACTATTTCCTTTTCTTGTTTAAATGTTCGGTTTTCTTGGGGGGTCTTTCATAATTTAAAGAAATGGATAACAAAGCACCGACTAAAAATGTCATTCTAGGGATCTTATTACTTCCAGTAATGACAATTTTATTCTTACTGGATAGGTTAATATTGACTTTTTTAATATGGATCAATAGTAGTCCTATTCAAGTCTGGTTAAACGATAGTCAAATGATCGCCAACAGCACTATACGGATAGCGACTGGAGTAATAGTCTTATCATTAACATTTTTATTCAAAAATTTATTGTCATGATCACAGTAAATACCAACGACTTAAAGCCAAACGAAAATAATCCTAGATATATTTCAGAAGCACAATTCGATAAATTAAAAAAGAGTTTAAAGGAAGCACCGTGGATGCTTAATTATAAACCGATAATAGTAGATGACAAAAATGTTATTCTAGCTGGGAATATGAGACATAAAGCCGCTATAGCTATTGGTATGAAAAAAATACCAGTAATAAAGGCAGCGGATCTTAACGATAAGCAGAAAGCTGAATTAATTGTCAAAGATAATTTAAGTTTTGGTCAATGGGAATGGGATACTTTAGCGAATGAATGGGACACCTCTGAGCTTGTCGGCTGGGGTATGGACGAATATTATTTCGGTACTGAAGATAAAAAAATCACTTTTGACGAAAAAGAAGAAGAAGCACCAGCTAAGGTAGGAGAAAGCAAACCAGACGCTAAGATCACTGACACTGGATATGTCAGATTTGAAGTTGTACTTAGAGAAGCATTCAAGAAAACCGTAGTCAACGTACTGAGTCAAACAGCAGCTATTGAGGGGTGTACGATAGGCGATGCTCTTTATGTAATAGCTGAAAAATATCAAGACGTATTAAATGAAAAACAATAACAATGGAAAATAATGCCTTTATAGTATTTGACAATGACCGTGAAGGTCTTTTATTTGATGATAGCGCTCATAAAACATATCCGATAAGGGTGTATAATGTAATCAACGGTAAAGGCGCTGAAATCAAAAAAGATAAAAGTTACTTTGGATATTGTTACAAAGGAATAGTTTGTATGTCATTTGACGATAAACCGAGTTATCCAATACCAGACGGAATGTATTTTAATTCAATGGGTAATTTTAAAATTGGAAACATAGCGTCTGATGAAAACAAAGTATTGCTTATTGAGGTAGATCACGACAAAGGGTTTTATCAAGAAAACAAATTTAAAAGTCTTTTTTCTATTGGTGGACCTTTAGAAACTCATGGTAGGTTGAAATATATTGACGGTTGCACTGACTCATTATTGATACCGCCAGTCAAAATGGGTGATCCTTGTTTTAATCATTTACACTTCCCTACAGACATAGTTCAAACTCAACACACTCACCCTAGTCACAGAATAGGAATGGTTACTGGGGGATCTGGAAAATGTATCACACCGTTTGGTCATTTACCTTTAAAAAAAGGAATGATATTTTTAATTAAGGAATGGAATGGTGAAAGCTTTGGTGAGGGTATTGACGGACAGAAATATCCAGTAGGTCAACACGCATTTGAGACTTATCAAGAAGCTATGGACGTAGTAGCATTTCACCCAGACTCAGACTTTGGCGCAACGGATGAGACACACCCTATGATCAATAGAACAATAGTCAATGGAGTAAGCGCTTCAAAAATAGACTCAATAAGAACAAAGGATGTTAGGTCGTAAACAAAAAGAAAAAAACGAAAACTTTGTAAATACTTTTGATAATATTGAAAGCATTATATCTAAAGGAGAATTAGATAATGCTATTGACATGACCGTACAGATCATGAAAAAAGACATAGGCAATAAAAAATGGGGTGTCGCTTGGTCTGGTGGGAAAGATAGTGTAGTCTTAGATATGGTTTGTCAAGAAATTGGACAGTTTCCTAGCTGCATAGGCATGACTAATGAATTAGAATATCCAGAGTTTATGCAATTTGTCACTGACTATATGCCTAATGATCTAAAAGTTTATACTAGCGGACATACTTTGAAATGGTTATCAGATAATCTTGAATGGTTGTTTCCAAAAGATAGTCAACAAGCGGCTAAATGGTTTAAGGCGATACAGCATAAAGCACAAAATAATTTTTTTAAAGACAAAAATCTTGATATGCTATTGACTGGACGTAGGAAGCTAGACATGAATTACATAGGTAAAAATCAACAGTATAAAAACAAATCAACTGGAGTAGTAAGATATTCACCTTTGTCTGAATGGTCACATGAGTTGATATTAGCTGCTATAAAATATTACGACCTACCAGTTTCACCGAGTTATTCTTGGAAGAATGGCTGGGTTGTTGGATCTGGATGCTGGGCGGCAAGACAATGGACTGGAAGCACTAGACAAGGGTGGACAGAAATTTACGAAATTGATCCTAGCATAGTACACAAAGCTAGTCGATACATAAAATCAGCAGAACATTATGTGCGGAATTTGGGGATATGAATGTAAAGGAGGTAAACCAAAGTCAAGAATAGTAGAATCAATTATTTGTGGCGCTGATGATCGTGGTGGTCATGGTTACGGATATTTCGGTATTGACAAAGAATACAATCAAGTTCAACACAAAAGCACCCATAAACAAGACATATTCAAGACCTTAAACGATGTAAGAGGTATGTTAGTCGTAATAGGTCATAGTAGACTAGCGACAAGCTCAGAGCAAAGCATATTGAATACTCAGCCGATAGTTGTAAAAGACGCTGCTATAGTTCATAATGGGAATGTAGGCATCTCAGAAACCGTTTATAATACTCACAGATATTTACCTACTACAAACAATGATAGTGAAGCATTAATACCTATGATCAAACAAGGTACTCCAGTGACTTTTAAACACGCTTATATTCACTTGAAACTAGACTATCACAATTACGAATTAACATATAGTAACAAGGACATTCCATTATTTCAAGAAGAAATAGAGGGTGTCCATTATTTTTGCTCAAAAGAATGGCGATATTAAAAAAGAATTATGGCGAAACAAACGTCATTGAAGCTGCAAAAGACCGAATAAAATACCTATTTAAGTCTTATGATAAAGTAATCGTAAATTTTAGCGGTGGAAAAGACAGTACAGCTATGCTATATGTAGCTATTGAAGCAGCCAGAGAAACTGATAATCTACCAATAGAAGTGGTTTATGTAGATCATGAAATAGAAGGACAAGGCACTATTGATCTTATAGAAGCTGTGGATCAAATGAAGGAAACTGAATTAGTGCGATATGTATTACCGTTTGCATTAAGAAACGCTACTTCATACAATGCTCCCAAATGGTATCCGTGGCATCCGTCTGAGAAAGATATTTGGGTGCGAGACATACCTAAAAATGCAGTAACTGAATTAGACGGTTTCTATTTTGACTATGACAAAGAATATAAACATCCAGACGGTACACCATTTGCAGCAAATGCTGTTAAAAGATCAATGGGTTTTACAGAAATAGTTGATCTGCATAATGACAATTATAGAAAAAAAGGAATTACAGCTATTTCGTTGGTAGGGATCCGAGCGGAAGAGAGTATGGCTCGTTATACTATAATGTCAAGAAAGAAAAATGAATGTTATATTTCAAGCAATCAAGCGACAGCGTATCCTATTTATGATATGTTAGCTACAGACGTATGGAAATACATTCGTGAAACTGGTTTACCCTACAATACCGAGTATGATCTAATGAATCGTACTGAACACTTCAACAAATTGAATAAGCAAAGAGTGGGAAGCGTATTTGCTGAGGAAAGTTTAAGGACTTTGCACCAATGGAGAATCATGTATGGTAAATTCTGGCATAAAATCATTGATCGTGCAGAGGGTGTCAAGACAGCTTGGAGGTATAACAACGAGGGTATCTATACTGGTACTAAAGTCACGAAAAAAGACGACATGACTTGGGAAGAATACACCAAAGGAATATTGAAACAAATGCCTATTCACACAAAAAAGCTAGTCGCAAAATCTATGAATAAGATCATAACGTGGCATCAGAATCAAACTAATCATAAAATTGAGGACGCTGAAGTAGATAGTTGCCCTCTTACTGGTATTTCGTGGGAATTTTTAGCAAGAATTGCTATTCGTGGAGATACAAAAGAGCGTAATTTGCAGAAAGTACCTCAAATGTCAATGAAAGCCAGAAAACGAGCTGGTATAACAAGGGATCAAGCTGTAGCAAGATACGGAAGTGATAAATACAAGAAAAAATACTATGAGCAACAAAAAAACAAATGATAAACACAAACTACCAGACGGTAGAGTTATGCCTTTAGAACAGCTTAAATGGGTAAATAGGGACACTTTGACTCCTAACAGCTACAATCCTAACAGTGTAGCACCGCCAGAATTAGAGTTATTGAAAACATCTATATTAGAGGACGGTTGGACACAACCTATAGTGATTAATCCAGACAATACTATCGTTGACGGTTTTCATAGGTGGACTGTAAGTGGTCATAAAGAGATTAGAGAATTGACAGACGGTTTTATACCAGTAGTCATATTGCAGCCGAAAGACAGCGATCACCAACAAATGTCTACTATACGTCATAATCGTGCAAGAGGTAGGCACGGTGTATTAGAAATGGGAAGTATCGTAGCAGATCTAATGACAAACGGTATGACAACAGAAGAAATAATGAAACGTCTAAAAATGGAAAGGGAAGAAGTAATACGCTTGACACAGACTCAAGGAGTATTTGGTCACCCAGACCTTGACAAGCCATATAGCAAGTCTTGGACACCTAAATAAAAAGATATGGGAAGAACAGCATACGACATAGACAAAATAGTAGACCAGACACTATTGGTAATAGCTAAAGAAAGACTATTCTTTATAGAGGATATTATACCTTATTTGCCTTGTTCAAGAAGTTGGTTTTTTGAGAAAAATCTGGACAAACTGGACAGCATAAAAGAAGCTTTGATTAAAAATAAGGTTGAATTGAAAGTAAGCATGAGGGCGAAATGGTACAAGTCAAATGCACCAGCGCTTCAATTAGCATTAATGAAACTTATTTCAAGTGATCACGAGCGCAAAGCATTGAGTACGTCTTATATGGAAACCAAACAAGAACATACTAGACCAGACTTTGATGAGTTTAGTTCAGATGACATAATAGAAATGCTTAAAAAAGATGAACAGCAAGACGGACAAACTTAGTAAGGTACTTGAGTTAAGTCAAAGACATTTTTGGATATTCTGCAATTACTATGATCGTGAGTTTTTTAGCAAAAGACAATTTCTTAAAAGGGTTGCTGAATGCTTTGAGGAAGTAGAGCATAGAAAAATTAGATCCTTAAGCGTATCAATGCCGCCTCGTGCTGGTAAAAGCTACATAACGTCTTTATTTTGCGCTTGGACACTAGGACGCAATCCTAAAGAAAGCGTAATGAGAAACACTTGTACCAATAGTCTATACCTTAAATTCTCCTATGATGTTCGTAACATAGTAAAGTCAGATAAATTTAAAGCGGTGTTCCCTACTCATTTGTCAGATGATAAGCGTAATCTAAATGGCTGGAATCTTGATACAGCTAAACAAGTCAGTTACTTCGGTGCTGGAGTAGGTGGGACTGTAATCGGCTTTGGCGCTTCAAAATTAGCTGTAACAGATGACTTGTACAAAGGTCTTGAAGATGCGCTCAGTGATAATGTTAATGATCGTATAATACAATGGAAAGAAGCCACTCACGACAGTAGATTTGAGAGTGGATGCGCTCGTATTGACATTGGTACTCGTTGGTCTATTAATGACATTATAGGTCGTACAATAGACGCTGGACAGTATGACAAATCAATTATAGTAGCAGCTATGAATGACAAAGAAGAAAGCTTCTGTGAGGACGTAATGACTACAGAAGAATATCGTGCTATGAAAGGTCGAACACGACCAGAGATCTGGAAAGCAGAATATATGCAGCAGCCAGTCGATATTACTGGTAGACTATTTGGTGCGATCAAGCAAATGGAAGAAGCTGAGTTTCAAGAGTTTATAAAGACGAATAAACCAGAGGGCGCTATAGGATATATTGACGTTGCTGATCAAGGCGCTGACTATACAGCTATGGCTATATTAGCTGTCATTAAAAATGAATTCTTTGTGGTGGATTATTTATTCAGTAGGGATAATGTAGATATAACACTTCCGCTGTGCGCTGCTAAATTAAACAAATGGAATATGAGTTACTGTAGGGTAGAATCAAACGCTATGGGTGCTGTATTTGCAAGACAATTAGACAAATTGGTAGACGGTAGGATATTGCAAGTCGCAAACACTACTAACAAACAAACCAGAATAATTATGCAGTCAGCATTTGTACTCAATTCATTTAATTTTATTAAATTAGACACCTTAGACGCAAGATTATTCCTTGAAAACGTGTTGACATATAGCAAAGAAGGAAAAAATAAGCACGACGATGCAGCAGACTGTTTGAGCGGATTATCTATATTTGCACAGTCTATGTTTAAAAATTTGATAAAGTAATGAAGTAATGAAGTTTAATTTCGTTGATGCGTTTCTGGGCGATAATACAGACTACAATAATCTAAGGTACATTGAACAGCTCAAACAAATATTACCCCAACAGAATCAATTATGGGGTGTTAAAGAAGCTGTTTGGGTTGATACCAGTCAAGCGTTTGGTTTATTTCTGGAGATCCCAGAGTTAAGAGCGGTAATTGACAAACGTGCTTCAATGATGTCTACCAACAAACCTTGTCTATATAATATCAATACTGGTGATAAAATAGAAAGTCACTGGTTTTATGAAATGGTAGAAGCACCAAACCCTACTCAAAGCTGGTCTGACGTGGTCTATAGCTTATCTGTAAACGATGCGCTTTACAGTAATAGTTTTGGGTACTGTCCAAAGAGATCATTTAACATAAGAAATCTATTCGTTCCATTACCTAGCGACAAGGTGCAAATAAAACTATCTGGTAAAACATTGAAGCAAATGGAAACAGACGGTCTTATTGACGGTTTTATATTCGAATATGACAGTCAAAAGAGGGAGAATATAGACTTTGAGGATATGGTCTACTTAGCTACTACAGACGGTATGAGTATCGTAAAGCCAAGTAGTAGGTTGTCAAGTCTTAGGTATCCACTAAGTAACCTCAAGGCACAATATCATAAAAGAAATGTTCTGCTTGAAAATATAGGTGCTATAGGAATACTAAGCGCTCAGCAAAATGATATGGGTGGATCAATACCAATGACACCAGAGGAGAAAAAAGCAATACAAAGTGACTGGTATCGGAGATCTAAAGATGAAATAGTCATAACAGAAACCTCAGTAAACTGGACTCCAATGAGTTTTCCTACTCGTGATCTATTACTATTTGAAGAACAAACAGCGGACAAGTTAGCGCTAATTGATGCCTTTGGTCTTAATTACAATCTATTCAGTCAAGAGAAAGGTGCTACTTTTAGTAATGTACGTGACTCAATAAGAATGGTTTATACAGATACTATCATACCAGAGACACAAAAAATGTATGATGCTATGAGTCAACAGCTAGGACTGGAAGATGAAGGTATCATGATAAAAGCTGAGTTTGATCACCTACCAGTATTACAGCCAGATGAACATGAAAACGCTCTTACTTTAAGGGATGCTGCTGATGCGCTATTGAAAATTAATGAGCTAGGTGTTAATCTTAGCGAAGAAGAAATAAGAAAAATATTACACCTATGACAAAGGATACTAATAAATACTCCTTAAAAGCTACAGAAAGCATTAAGGATCTGGACATTGAGAAGCGTGAAGTCGCAATATACCTCAGCGCATTTGATACAATAGACAGCGATATGGACGTGATCAAGAAAGGCGCATTCAAGAAATCAATAAAAGAACGTGGAGTAAACAGCAAAAGCAATCGCAAAATAGCGTTTCTTAGGTATCATGACTGGGAACATCAAATAGGTAAATTCTTAACGCTAGAGGAAGATGACAAAGGTTTGTTTGCTGTAGCTCAATTAGGTACTTCAAGCAAAGGAGAAGATGCCTTTAGAGATTATGACGAGGGTATTATCAAAGAACACTCTATAGGTTTTCAATACGTTGAGGATAAAATCAAATTTATTGAGGACAAAGATATGGAGTCTGGCGGCTTCTTTGAGGTAAAAGAGGTTAAGCTATGGGAGGGCAGCGCTGTCACCTTTGGCGCTAATGAAAACACAAATGTAGTTGACGTAATCAAAGCGGCTGATAAGCCAGATTACGCACTAAAAATATTCAAAGAAATAGAGATCCTACAAAAGTCTTTGGCTAATGGTCAAGGTACTGATGAAAGACTATATGGAATTGAAATGAAACTCAAATACTTGCAGAGTCAAATGCTATTACTTGCTCAAAGTGATCCGTTGAATAAACAATCATTTAAACAAGCCAATGATCATGATAATGCTACAAAGAGTTTCGACTGGAATAAGGTCTTGCAAAATATGAAGAAGTAAGACAAATATTAACTTAAATTTTAAAATATAGTGGAAAACACTTTATCACCAGAACAAGTTGTCGAGAAATTAGACAGCTTATTCGCAGAAAAGACAGCAAATCTAACAAGCAAAGAGCAGCTAGATTCAGCTATTACTGAGATTAAAGCAGACATTGAGTCGCTTAATTCTCTAGAGGGTAAGACAAATGAAATTCAACAAGCTATCGCTAAGTTTGAAGGTCGTTTAGAAGGTCTTGCCGAAACAAAATTACCAGCAGAAAAAAAATTAAGTCATGCAGAAATGGTCTTAAAAACGTATGCTGACAATCTACCTACGATCAAAGATACTATTGAGCGTGGAGGTAAAATGACAATGGAAGTTAAGGACACCACAATCACAAATGATTATACTGGTAGATTCGCCTTAACAGACTTTGATCCAGAAATTGACCGTGTTCAGTATAAAAGATATGGTATCTTAGAAAATGCAAACACTGGTACTACTACTGGAAAATTCATTGTTTACGTTCAGCAAACAAGTGGTTTGAAAACAGCGTGGACACCAGAGGGAGAA